ATGTCACTTGAAAATGGTAATGTATGTAAAGATTTTGTTGAACTAGAACAAATTATAGCAGAAGATAATATGGAAATGTATAATAGTTTTATAAAATTCAATAAAAATTTTAAAAATATAACATTAGATATACCTGAATCAAGTGATAATTCTAAAACAGCTAATTATAAAAGGTCTAGATATTTATATATATATAAATCGTATCTAAAATTTATTAAATACTTATCAGCTGATAATTATCCATTTGATAAAACCATAAAATATCTTAATTCATTAGTTGCGATTTTATATAAAAAATTAATTGTACAATGGGATATAGAAAAAATAAATGAAAATGTTCAAATAAATATGGTATGTCCTTACTACACAAGATATATAGATTTATATTCATATTTAGATAAAAGTCCCAAATTTATTATGATAACAAAAGAAAATAATCATTATGAACCATTAATATCAAAATCAATTAATATGAAAAGTGATAAAAAAATATTTAATTTGGATGAATATAATGTTATTAAAGATATATTGATAAATTGTACTAATAAAAATAAGTTTGATGAATATGATATAGGAATATTTACAAATAAAGATAATATAAATGCCTTAAATAAATTATTGAAAGAAGAAAGTGAATTGTTTAGTTTTGAATCAATTATAATAAATACAGATTATACAATTGATAAAATTATCTTAAAAAACAATATGTTGTTACGGTTTAATAAACAATCTATTATAATATTACCATTGTTACTGAAAGAATACAATATAAAAAATGTTATTTTCATAGATGACATAATTGATAAGGAATATGATATCAAAATAATTAAAGACATATTTGAAAAGTTTAAAAAAGGGTTTGAAAATATAAAGGAACTAGGATTTAGTATTGAAATAGGCAAAACAGTATTGGATACACAAGAAATAACGAGAACTAAAATAAAAATAACTGATGAAAAATATGAAACTATTAACAATAATTTAATACTACCATTTAATAATAAAAATAACTATAATAAATATATAGAAAAAAATGATAAACAAATAAATAAATTAGAAAAAATGCGATTATTGGTGAAAAACAAGCTTTTAAATAAAAAGTTTACTGACGAATATTATAAAACACTATGTAATAAGTCAAGAAGAAAAATTGTCAAGACATTATTGAGCGAATTTGAATCATCTTCTCATAATTCAAAAGATATTAGAGATATTCAAATTATTATTGAAGAAATACCATTATCATCGAGAGCAAATATTAAAAAATGGTATAACAAATCATTATTATATTCAAAATATGATTATATTAATGAATTATCAAATAAAATAAAAGATAATGGTAAAGAATTACTATTTACACAGTATGCGATAGGTGATAAAATACCATTATCAATAATAAAATATCATGAAGCACTGCCAAATAATATAAGTAATATTGAAGAAACTATTGAATATTACAAATTATTTGATACAATCAAAGTGGTTGATAAAAAAATACCAGATATATTTATTGGTCAAGAAAATGTTCTCAATAGTAAATGGACAAAATATAAAAAGAAGATATGGTGCAAATTAAGATATATTAAAACTAATTACAAATATAATTATATTAACGCATTATGTAATTATTTATTAGAAAAGTTAAATATAAATATTGTTTCATACAAAGATATTATAGCAAAATCTAATAATTATTATTTAGATGTTTTTAATAAAGATAATTTTGATAAAAATAAAAAATATAGAATTAAAAAATTATTTAAGGACCCTCAATTCTATCAAGCATATATAAAAGAAATGAATAGTATTAATAAAACAAATAAATCTTTTAAAACTCTTAAAATATTTCTTGAAACTTATTTTGATAAAAGTTCTTTTGATGAACGATATAAAATAGTAAATAATATAGTAACAACAGGTGCAATTAAATATCCTGGTGATATAGATATATATAATATTGCCAAGTTATTAAACATATCCATATTATTAATACACAATAGATCAGAATATGGCAAAGGTGCTAAGGTTGACAAAAGAGCAGGAGATAAAGATCTAAGTATAACAACATCAGTATTTAGAGCAGAAAATAATATTATGGAACGACCTTTAATAATGTTATATAGAAAGATAGAAAAAACAAATATAAGTTATTATATAATTAAAAATACAGATATAAAAGAGCTAATATATATGGAATTACATGATGTTCCATATGAAATTAAAAATAAAATTTTAGATACAACAAAATCTGATGAAATATCATCATCTACTTCAACAACATCTATATAATTTTAACTTTTTGCTCTGGTATTTTATAGCATCTACTATCCTTTTTCTTTAAATCGAATTGCACATTTAAATCACTTTCAATACATTTATTGAATATTTCGGTTGATTCATCTTCTTCTTGTATATCTGGTAATTCTTGTTTATCATCTTCAATATCTTTCAACAATTCCATCATGTGTTCTTCATCTATTAATATCCGACTATCACCTGTACCACAAGGTGGTTGTTGACCCAACATAACATTCGCTGATACACCATTAACCTTATCATATTCCGCAAATATACTTGCATTAATTAACATATCTGTTGTTTCTTCAAATGAAGATTTGGCTAATGGTCCAATATCTCCTCTATTAATACCATGTCTATCTATCGACATCAATTGTCCTTTATACGTCATTGTATCAATTAATAGAGACATATGTCTAAAATTCATTGAGCCTTCGCTTGTAACTGCTACTAATTCTTTATATAATGCATTTCTTGCTGCTTCAATACCAAGAGTATCATAAATTTCACGAATATCATTAGAAATAGTTCTTGTTGAATCAATATTGGGGTTAGCCAATATATCAATCAAATTGGTACCATCTGTATCAAGAACCCATTCAACAATATTATCAAACTTGTTATTTTCTTCATTATATTTAGTATATTTCTTTTTATTCAAAGATACCTTTTTAATACCCTTGTATCCTTTTAAGATAATTTGATATACAATATTATGCTCAATTGCTTTAATTGTAGCTATTTCATCTTTATCATCAATGTCTTTCAATGCAGATTCTGTTAATTTTATTCTGAAAATACACTCATCGGCATTATCATCACTATATACACAATCAATATATTTATCGTAAGCTAAATTCAATTTAGTATAAACATCAATCATTTTAAGTCCAAATAAATTCATTTTAGATTTATTGAATATTAATCTTAGAACCCATGGTGAACTACTGCGTGCTTTACATGTATTGCTTTCAATTTCTTCAAATTCTTTGTATACCTTCATAATACCTTGATCCTTTTCAATATTTGTATCATAATATTCTCCATTATCCCAATAAATTTCACTATATTCTAGAATATCAGATAATTTTGTAATTTCAATTGAATTTTTGATGTTCATAGCATGATTTTTTGTAATATCAATACGAGAATCTGTAATTTCACCATCTTCATTCATATCGGGATTAACAATGCTTGCTACATCTTGTTTCATATAGATTATTAATGTTGGAGTTTTTGTTTTCTTTGTGGCTGATAAAATCTCTTTAAGTCTTGGTACACCAGATGTAGCTTTAACAGCAGCTGCTGTCCCCGACACATGAAATGAATCAAGTGTCATTTGAGTACCTAATTCTCCAATTGTTTGAGCAGCAACTATTCCCACCATTTCTCCTGGTTGTGCAATTGCCTGCTTAAAATATTCGTTAATTTGTTCAACAATCCAATCAAATATTTCTTTTGTGAAATGATTATGAAATATTAATTTTTTTGGATTTAAATGAATTCTCAACAAGATATGAAAGAATTTCATTCCTTGCAAATTATTTTTGATAAATAACTCTTTATTTAGTTTATCAATAGTAGTTAATATATAATCTGGTTTTAAATCCGTTTTAAATGCATTAACACCAATTGATTGCAAGCGTTTATTTGCGTTGTTAATGATTCGTTCAAATGGAATTGGATAATTAATAAACTTCTTTTTCTCACAATTAAATACATTTTTAATCAAAAACTCTTTGTCTTCGAGCATTTCTTCAAAATGTTTATTGCATTTTTTATAGGTATTGCTATCAATACTATCAAATGCTTCTTTTGTCATGTGAATTGATGCATTATCTGTTGATTTCAAATTATATTCCTGGTCTATTTCTAATAATTCTTTATCAATTGTATTAATAAATTGTACTTCAATTTTACATCCATCCATACCATCTTCTCCATAAATATATTGAATAATAGAACCAATTGCTGTTCTGACAGAATTATCATAATGTATTTTTGAATCTTCCATTGCTTTTACTAATCTACGCTGAATATATCCGGTTTCAGATGTTTTAACAGCCGTGTCTATAAGTCCTTCACGACCACCCATAGCGTGAAAGAAAACTTCTTGTGGTGATAACCCAGTAATAAAGCTATTTTTAACAAACCCCCTCGCTTCTGGTCCGTCATCATATTTGGTAAAATGAGGAAGTGTTCTATCGGTAAAACCATATGTAATTCGTTTACCATCTACATTTTGTTGTCCGACACATGCAATCATTTGGGCAACATTTGTTTCTTTACCTTTTGAACCTGATTTAACCATATTAATCATCCTATTTTTATTTTCATCAATTTGCGATAAACCAATCTTACCGACCTCACTGGTTGTTTCATTTAGAATACCAATGATTTCACGTTCAATATATTCTTCATTATTAAATATACTATTATTATCAATAGTACCTCTACGGATATCATCAAGTTTATCATAGGCTTTCTTTTTCATCTCCTTAATCTTATTTTTAAGCTTTTCATCAGTATCTTTGTCAGTGACCAAATCACTAATTCCAACACTAAATCCAGCTGTAAGTAACCACCTACAAACTAAACGCTGTGTATTATCTAAAAATTTCTGTGTTTCAAATGGTCCATAATCGTGATATATTACAGGAATCAATCCAGTCGTAATACCGTGAAACACATTTTTATCTAGATTACCTTTTTCTAATTCACTATTATTTATAACAACTCTTTCGTCTTTCTTATTTTTTCTATTAATGTAAAGACCGGGTGGCAATATTTGAGAATAAGCTTCCTTTCCAGTATATGTATATTTTTTATCAGGTTTCTTTAAACTACCACCAAAATAACTATTAACCATTTGAATATTTGCTAGTGTTTTATCTTGCATATTTGTAATATCCTTGGTTAATCTATAAGAACCCAATAATGTATCTTGAACTATTTCAATAATTGGTTTACCATCTCTTGGTGCCAATATCATATATGGTACAGCAGCAATATCCATTAATTCATTCATTGTTTGAACACTTTGGGGGCAATGCATATTCATTTCATCTCCGTCAAAATCCGCATTATATGGTGGAGTATCTAGAACATTCAACCTAAATGTTTGATATGGCATAATAACTACTTTATGACACATCATAGACATTTTATGTAAAGAAGGCTGTCTGTTAAACAATACAAAATCACCATCTTTAAGATGTCTATGAACAACGTCACCAAACTTTAACTCATTTGCATTTTGTTCAAGATTACGAGAATATTTTAGATTGATTGTTGTATTATTTTTCTTGATATATCTTGCTCCCGGCCAATTATCCGAACCATTTATTACCAATTCTCGCATTTTATCAATATTATATTGATTAACTGTTTCTGGAAAAGTAATATTAATTGCTACTTTGATGGGAACCCCTAATTCATCAATGCTGATATAAGGATCCGGTGTAATAACAGAACGTGCTGATTGATCTACACGTTTACCATTGAGATTACCTCTGATACGCCCTTCCTTCTTTTTCATACGATCAGATACTGATTTAAGTTTACGACCATTTCTTTGCTGTGATGGAGCTAGACCAGGTATTTGATTGTTAATAAATGTAAATACGTGATATTGTAAAAGCATAGTAATATACTTAATAGTATCTTCTGACGCCCCTTTATTAATTTTATCAATAATACTATTGTTTGTCTTAATAATATCACTTAGCTTATGTGTTAAATCGTCCTCCCGTCTTTGCCCATTCTCTTCAATAATACTCGGGCGAACAGCTGGTGGAGGTACCGGTAGTACAGTACATATCATCCATTCTGGTCTATTCCATTTAGGGATAAATCCCATCATTTCCATTTCACGTTCAGTAATTCTTTTAAATATTTTGAGGATATCTTCAGCTGTAAATTCTTGTGATATTTTTTCTTCCTTTTTCTTATCTTTCCATTCAGCAATAATTTTCATTGCGTTTTCTTTATGAAATTTAGTAGGACGTAAAGCACCACATCCAACAACACCATCATCACCACATGATCTTAACTTAGTTGTTGTATTACATAGTTTGTAATAAGCCTCCCATCTTTTTTGATTATTTTTAATGGAAAGAATTTTTACCATATCGTTTTTAAAATCCTTATGTTGTGTATCAGGTGAAATTAAACATTTAGAACATTTATAACATACACAATTCAATAGTTTTTTAGTAATATCAAAAAACATTGCATGAAATACAGGTTTTGCTAATACAATATGTCCAAAATGCCCTGGACAGAAAATATTCTTTTGTTCACATGTACAACATATACGATTGTGTTCTAATACACCCATACGTGAATCAAATAAACCACCTATAATTGGTTCACTACCAGCGTATGTATCTGTTTTATTGATTTCTACAACTGAACGTTTAATAATTTCATCGGGTCCTAATACACTAAATTGAATACCTTTGACTTCTTGGATTTCAACTTTTTGATCATTGTAAGATAGTTCTGGATAAATTGACATCTCTTAATAATAGTAGTTAAAATAACTCGTCTTATGTTTAAATTATTTTTTTTAAAAATAATCAATTTTTATTTTTATTGCTTTTTAAATAAATTTTTGAAATCTTCCATAAATAAATATAATAGTGTAAAAAATATAGCTATTATTATTGATAATACTATAAAATAACCATTCTTTCTATTTTTGAATGGTACCCCATTAAATGGCATTGATAATAATGATATTATAAATGAAGTTGGTAAAAATATTGCCGCTACAATAGTTAATATTCTTGTTGTTCCTGAATCTAAATATGATATTCTCTGCATGGTACCATGTCTTGTTTGTTCCAAACTATCTTTCAAATATATAACATTTTTTTGAAATACTTTTATACGATTTTTGAATAATTCATAATCATTATTATCTTTTTTATCTTTATCATAATCTATTATAATTATTATTCGCGATACTATCATTATCATATCATTAACAATATTATTATAAGTTAAACTATAATATAATAATTTATCTAAATATTCTATCATTTTATAAGAATTAAAAAAATCTAACCATGTTACGTGCTTTTTAATTACATATAAAATTTCATTAATTCTTCTATAATCTCTTTCACACTTATCTATTATTTTTATAAATAAACTTAATATTTTAGCTTCTTTATCAATGAAATTAAGTTTATCAATATCATCTGTAATTATATATTTGTCTTTTTCTAAATAAAATATTAGTTTATATATATATAGACCATATATTTTCTCAGTTAGAAGATTAGAATAGTCTAACCCGGTTTCATATTGAGTATTTTTTCCCTTTATATTTTTATCATTATTGTAATCAATCAATGGTAGTGAAAGAGAAAAATAAAATTTTTTTTCATCTACTATTAATTTCTCTCTTTTAGATACCAATTTATCTATAATATTTTGTTCTAATCCTTTATTATCAATATCACTATATTCTAAAATATTCATTATGTAATTCTATTAAATAT